TTAGTGACTGGAGTAATTACACCTACATAGCTAGCAAATGTGGCTAGGGTGGCAGGAGAGATGTTCTCAGGAATGTACCTGGATAGGAATGGACTGTAGTATTCAGGCGTACCACTAGTCCACTCAGATGGATTCTCAGTGAAGAATGAGGCAATTAGGTCCTGCAGACGGATCTTCTCAAGCTGCCACTTGCCTTCAACAGTAGAGATCCAAACCTCTTTAACAGCCCTAGCTTCTGGGAAGGAGACATACCAAGTGTCAGTGGCTATAATGGTCATATAGCTTGCCCAACTCTTGGTAGTCTCAACTGTCTTATCAAGCCAGCGACTAGCCTCGTTGATAAAAAAGTTAGCTCCATTATCGCTAAAGTCATCGTTGACTAAGTCATAACGACCAGAGAGCTCACGAAACTTGGTTCGAATCTCAAGTAGGTTCATACTTCACTCCAAAAGATTTCGTTTAAATTTTAAACGATCTACTGGGCAGGAACGGGAAAACCTGCCCAGTAGTCGTATTGGTCTAGTGGAGGTTAGCTTATGGAGCAGTCGTTGGAGCTGCCAACGCACTGTCTAGACCAACTCCGTTGAGCACTGCACACTTTTGTGGCAGGCCAAACTCCAGACCGCACTCAGTGAGATACTCCTCATTAGAACCGTCAAGTCTCCGGTTCCCATATCCCTCAGGATGTGACTGACTTGTATTCTCACTATAGAAAGAAGTGTCATCGATGTACTTGTAGAGGAGCTCCTTAGGCTCAAGCAAGAGACCCATGTTACGGGTAGTTGCATCGTAACTAAAGAGCGGATGGGTTTTCAGATGGATAGAACCAAATGGAGTAACCCAGGTTCTAATATCCATCCCGTAGGTCTTAGGAACTACGTTCATGACAAGCTGAGTCTGAGACTGCGCAGCCCTCTGAATGCCAAGCAGGAAGCCAGATCCGCAGAGACAAAGCTTTTCTGAGGATCCATAGCGGAATATCTGCTCGAGCATGGTGTCGAGCCAGATAGCCCCAGCATCTTCCCACGTCTGTCCAGCATAGTTTACATCGAGGGTGAAGTCGACGCAGTTGGCTGGCATGTACTGCCGGATGAAGTTGATCACACCCATAGTGGTTCGCTCAGGCTTACCATTATCACCGATGTTTTCAGTCCTAATACCCCAGAGGAAAGCCAGTTCCATTTCCCAAGAATGCATCTCAAGGGCTTCAGATTTGGCCTTCTGATACTGGTCACCTGTACGCAGGCGAGTCTTGCGAGCGGTACGAGTGATTGAAAGCGGTGTACGGAAGATCTGCGTATAATTGTAGACCTTCGTAGGATTGAGCGCGATAGCATCAGGCATCTCGCCACCCTCAGGATTGATGTTACCGATGATTTTGAAGGTGTCGCAGTCGCTGAGATCTGCGTCTGGAGAGTTGTCATCATCCTCGAGTAATCGGACTGCGAGGACAGTAGTGACTCCACCACGAGCGCACTCGATTACCTTACCGACTACATCGACTCGATAATCTGAGGCGTCACGGAGTAGGATCTGATGTCCTTCACGAATCCTATTACCCAAAGTGGTAGTGATCTGAATGTAGACAACCATCCCAGTCAAGCCCTCAGTACCAGGAGTAGTATATGCTACTGAGAGATCAGGAAGTGTGAATACCCCAGCTACGTCTCCGCCTACAGCTGTCTGCTCCTGAGTCCACCAATGGAACTGAGGATCATCTACTTTCTCAGATCCCATCATGGACAGGATGGCTGTTAGTGGAGCCATACCGTTGGGGTAAAGGTAAAGAATCTGTTGGCGCCAGTTGAGTGGTCTCTGATCAGTGACCCAGTCGCCATTGCCTCTCATGCCTAGAAACATAGTGAGTTACCTCGTATAAAGTAGGTTATTAATTACTGCGGTTCAGTTGTAGGAACCACAGTCGTTACGCCACGAGTTGTAGGCGGCTGAGTCATTGGCGGAATAGTCGTGGAAGCTCCAGGCCAATCACCAGGACCTGCACCCATAGGAGTCCAAGCCAAGCCATCGCTGTAGAGAAGTGCACGCTGGCATTTGGCATTAAGCACTATATCTGCAAGCCAGCACTCGGAGTCATCTCTGTCAGTGATGGTTACAGTGTTAACAGCATCGGCTTCTCGAGCAATGATCGAGTAGAACCGACCCTTAGCCTCAGCAACTCTCGGGAGAACTAGGATAATAGGGCCAGAGATATTATTACATACTGGCCGCACTACATAGTCCCGAGTAGTCAGGGCGTAGTTGGTACTTGGATCTGCGAATTTATCAACTACTTCCCTATAGTGCTGTTCGTTATTCTTTTCAAGTCCCATAGAAAGTTATCTCCCTAGAATTTTGTTCATCTCCTCAAGCTCAGCCTGAAGGGGATCAACAGTTTGTTTATCACTAGAGCGCCCAGCCTTAGAACCTCTTTTAGGTAATGAGGGAGGAGGCTCACTCTTTACAGCTTCACTGCTTTTTGCAGCTTGCTTCAAAGGCAGATCAAGACGCTTACGGGTCTCAGAGGCTACCTCTTTCATAACATCGGAGTAGTTACGTTTAGGATCTTTAGCAGCTATCTCATCAAAGATAGTAGCAACAACTTTTCCAAATGGCTTGAGGTCCTCATTTTCTTTGAAGAAGTTGTCTCTCATAGTCCTGAGACCTTCCAAGGTTTCTATCTGACGAGTGACTATGTCAGGTAGCGCTTTGGAGAATTTCTCACTGACTATCTTATGAGCATCAGCTACTGCCTTTTGATAGATCTTGTTCATAACCTTGTTGAGTTCTTCTGGATCACGGGAAAGCTCATCCATATCCAGGTCCTTTGTGAACTCCTGGCTTTCAAAGGTGAGGGCATCCTCTTTGGGAAGTTCCTTAGGTTCAACTTTCCTAGATTCCAACTCAGCTATTTTAGAACGAAGATCAGAGATAGTCTTATCACGGTCATCTACAACTGGCTCTTTTTTAGGCTCAGGAGTAGGTGTAGGCTCAGGCTCAGCTTTGTGTTCCTCAGCCTCTGGTTCAACTGTTTCCTCCTTCTTTGGCTCAGGTTCTGGTTCTGGTTCGACCTTAGGCTCAGGTTCAGGAGCTGGAGTTGGCTCAGGCTCCGGCTCCTGATCTTTCCCTGTAGGTTCTGCTAAGGATGTTAACATCTCATTAATCTCACTCGCTACGTCACTCATCGCTAACCTCCAAGTTAGGTGATTTGTCTGAAAGGATTGACAGGAAAACATCTGGTAAACTCAAGAAATAATCCACAGCCTTTATACGCCCGTTTAAGTCGCCCATGTGTAAGAGGATAGCAGCACTAGTCGGATTAGTGTCTGCAGCATTATCTACGATTGATAGCATCTCATCATTGAAGCCCTTTTTCCAAGACTCAAGTTCACGGATTATGTCATTCCAGAGAACTGATTCCTTGAAATCTCTGAGTTGGTCTTTGGTAGAGTGAATCTCTATCTGTTCCATTACTGGGCTCCAAGTGGGACTAAGTTGCCAGCCTTAGCTTGGTTAATCACCTGACCATCAGGTAATACCTGAGGCTGGACCTGCTGCATATCGAGCTTGAAATCCTCTACATTCTTAGCACCTAGCTGCTGTGCTATGTACATGAAGATTCGAGTCACATCAAACTGTTGCATTAGTGCTGGAGTGGTACCTATTACCTTGAATAGATCTATCCATGCCTGAGAGAAGTTGCCACCTGGAATAGAGCCATCCCTTACAACGATGTCGTAGTTGATTGCTAGATCGTAGGGAGTAACTTGTACACGAGTCTTGCCAGCCCCAGTAGGATCAAAGATCTTTCTGAGCTGATCAGCGTAACGACCGACTATTCGTACATAGGTCTCCTGTGACATGTATTGCTGAGCATGGACTGCAAACATAGTCCCTATGTCTTGCATGAACTGCATACCTATGATCTGAGCTATATGCTGCAGACGTGAAACTGCACTACCACGAGTACCCTGGAATTCAGCACTTGTGAGGCGCTCAGGACCTGACTGACGTAGGGCACCCTGCATGGATTGATCTGCTCCAGAGATACGATCCATCCAGCCAGTGATGTAGGCACTATCGGATATATTAAGACGAGTAATGTCGCTGACGGCTAGTTGTTGTACAACCTTATCAACGCCACGGCCCCAGGCTGGTCGGCGCAATCTAATAAGCTTTCCAGGTTGCGGATCTCTGAGATCTTCGATATTAACAAGATATGGGTCAACCACAAGCATGTCATTAACTGATTTCCGCACGTTGGCAACGTGAGAATTGAATAGAAAGTCAAGAACATGCTGTAGACCATAAAGTACCTCCATTCGACCTATTGGGGTTATCGAGTAGCCGTCATACTCAGGAGAGGCCACAGCTAATGGATATAGACCGTGGTTGTGGTCGGCTTTCATGCAACAAGTTATAATGTCATCAGAGGCAAGTTCAAAGTACCACTTTTCAGGGACTTCGGAAGTAGAGAGCTTCCAGTCCTTAGGAATAAGTGTGACATACATCTTGATGATGTCAAGTGGATTGGTAACATCTGTCATGGATCTATGCAGATCAACTGAGCCACCATAGCGAGTGAGACGCTCACTCTGGTCGAGAGCAAGAGTTGAGCGTTTATCACCTTTGATCTTTAGATACTTGACATTGAATAGACTGGAATCAGGCTGACCCTCCTCAGTTAGATAGTTCATATAATTAGTACGATCCACCCACCCTACGAATTCAGCCTTCTGGATCTCAGAGCTAGCCACCGATGGGTCAGGGAGCCACATATAGGGATCAATGTTACTAAGTGCATTCCCTTCGAAGAGGAGTGAAGGGACTGACTGGATGGATTGATTGTTAGTGATTCCAAGTGGTGACTCAGTAATGTTGTTACCTCTAACTGGCCTACGTCCATAGGTTCTAGACCACCAGGGAATTGCTATCCCTACTCCATACCCAAAGGCATCACGAAAGACTGTGTGGACATTAAGAGGAACCTTGTTCTTGATGCACTGTAGACGAATAACAAGCTCCATTAACATTGCACCTACAGTGTCATCATCTTCAACTCCCTCATATTGGAATAGAGGATCTTGAAAGAAGGCCATAGACATATAGGTCATCAGCGCTTCGAGCATTGAGTAGGAGTATGGAAAGACTATGGAAATAGGCTTTGCCATATCCTTATTTTGAAGCAGCTCTTCTTTCTCAGTAGGTTCTATATAGGCAGTTAGTATCTTATCTATCTCACGCCATGAGTTGTAGCGCTTAGATATTTCATGTCTAGCCTCAGATGCTCGCTGCCAGATCTTGTTACGTAGAGCTATGTGAAAATCAGATCCTGGTTTTAGATCTAGACCTTCAGGATAGTCGTAATCATAGTGATCACGTACATATATATCCTGCTTCCAGGAGCTCGGTTCGCCTCTTACTATGTAAGGCATAATTCCCTCATTCGTTGAAAAATTAAACGATCTAAGCAGCAGACTGCACTTCAACTTCCATATTGTCTACTATGTCGTCAGTTATAGGATTACCATTGATAGTTGACATTAATCTCTCGTACGTAGTCCACGCTGCAGCCATAGCTTGTCCAGCATCTACGTCTGAGGAACCTCCACTACGGACACCAAGCTTTAGTGTCTGTGGATTGGCAGCAGGATCTGCATACGCACGAGCTTCAATCTTTACGGCATCGACAGAGAATGAACCAGCTGGAATATTGGATAGTGCAGCCCTAAATGTTTCATTTATAGTGTCTGTAGAGATCAAGTCTAAATCGGATATAGTATCCTCATCAATATCGGTGTAAGCACCTTCCCATTCATCTAACGTACCAGCACCGTTTAGGTAGTTAGTAACAACTCCCTTTGCCCTAGTATCTTCATCTGCAACTATGATTTCTGACATCTTACTAACCCAGTTACCCTCAACTCCAATGGTAACAGTATCCAGATCAGCTACACCAGCAATGCTGATGTCTCCAGTATATGTACATACCTGCGCACCATCTATATAGAGTGTAACAGTTCCGGCTGCACCATAGCTTGATATTAAAAGATCTATGGCCCGTAGCACTGAGGCTCCCAAGGTATGGCCAGCTTCAGCTGCCAGGTTAGTCATAGCAGCACCATTATAACTACCCACCGATGCCTTTCCCATATTGCCAGAAGCTGCACTAATATAGAAATAGATACCTTTGAGTGTGCTACCTTTGGTGATACCTATTATTCTATCCGTTGAGGTAACATTACCATGCTGTATTCTACAGTGTAACCAAGCTGTTGTTATAGCTCCTCCTGAAAACACTTTGGAGTAGCAATTCATAGTCCTATTCTGTAGGTTTAGAGAACACCTACCATAGCCAACTCTAAACGATCCAGCGGTGGTACTAACCAGTGGTAAGGTGCCACCTACAAAGCTTGTATCTTCTCCTCCCATCCAGAGCATTCCCATAACTTCTCCTAAGGTGCAGCAGTTGTCGGCGCTGCAGTTGTAGGCGGAGTTGAGGTTTCAGCTATTGGTGTATAGACTATGAAATCAACCCACTTACCATGTAGATGAACATCTACAGCTTCAGCATGAGCTTGGATAACCCACCTACCCGGTATATTCAAGTCGCCAACATCTGTAGTATAGACCATGTGAGTGTCATCTGTAGGATCTATAGAAGCAGTCCAGTAACCTACAGATCCATTAGGTCGTTTAAATTTTATGTATAAGTCTGTGTAACCAGAGAGGTCAATCCCAGTGGCTACATCCAATTCTATAGTGTCACCAACAAAGGTTTCCATCTATTTCAAGCTCCTTGGTGATAGGAGAATTTAGAAGCAATACCGGTGCTATTGGTGAATCAAGTAGCAATAATAGCGTAATGTCTGATATTAAAGGTTTAGAGCATATGAAAACTGGAATAGAGGTTGTTGGTGTAACTGTTGATACGTAGGTAGTAGGAACTGCTGATGTGAATAAAGTAGTCGGTGCTAGCGTTGTAGAGGGAAGAGTTGTAGGTAATAGTGTCGTCGGTGCTGGCGTGGTAGGTGCTAATGTTGTAGGGGCTGGTGTAGATGGAAGTAGAGTTGTTGGCGCTAAGGTGGTCGGCTCTAAGGTTGTAGGAGCAAGTGTAGTGGGCGCTGGTGTCGTAGGAGGAGTAGTGGTAGGTGGAAGAGTTGGTGGAGTTGTAGTCGGTGCAGCTGTAGTTGGAGGTATTTCCTCGACTACAGCATACACAACTATCTTAGTAACACTGAGTCCAATAGGTGGTGCAACAGCTGAGTAGACAACTAGTTTCGATACAGCTATGTCATTTGGAGGAGCTGTTGTAGGTGCAGGTGTGGTGGCTAGCGTTGTAGGTGAGGGAGTGGTAGGAGCTGGTGTTGTAGGTGCTATCGTGGTTGGTGCAACTGTCGTTGGCGCTGGAGTGGTGGGCGCTAAGGTAGTTGGAGCTGGTGTTGTCGGCTCCTGGGTAGTAGGTGCCAGCGTAGTCGGGGCTAATGTCGTTGGAGGTAAAGTTGTTGGCGCAGGTGTAGTCGGTGCTGCTGTGGTTACTATTGTTGTAGGTGCAACTGTGGTAGGTGCAGGAGTAGTTGGAGGCAGTGTAGTTGGTGCAAGTGTAGTCGGAGGAAGAGTCGTAGGAGCTAGAGTCGTTGGAGGAGGAGTAGTTGGTAATGTAGTAGGTGCTAATGTCGTTGGAGGTAAAGTGGTAGGTGCTAAGGTTGTAGGAGGTAATGTAGTTGGGGCAGTGGTAGTAGGAGCCTCTGTGGTTGGAGGAGGTGTAGTGGGAAGTGTCGTTGGGGCTAGTGTAGTAGGTGGAAGGGTAGTAGGAGCAGTAGTTGTAGGCGCTGCTGTTGTTATGATGGTAGTTGGAGGAGCTACATATTCCCAAGCTCCAATATCCCACTCATCACCACGGTCATTGCCTACTATATCAGTAGAGAATCCAGTTCCAGAAAGATCAACTCCTTCATCTATTAAATCAGAGCCAGCACATAGACTATAGTTATCACTAGCTACATCAGTGAAGTTTGTGTTGTCAAGAGCTTTACTGACTAGACAGTTGGACTGTGTCTCAACTACACCATTAATGTCATCAGCACTATTGTCTTCAGAAGCACAGTTAGTTTTATAGAGATACCCACCACCACGATAGAAATCTTCTGTCCCAGACCCTCCACCATAACAGTTCTTTACATTACAGACACCACCACCAACTCGGATCGCATACTGTCCACCAATCACCGTACAGTTATATACATCAGCAGTGTCTACAGAGAAGTTAAGTCCATAGCTTGATGAGACAGTATTTATATCGAAGACAATGCAGTTACGTATAGTCAGTAATACATCGGCCTCAGCAATGTTCATGCCTATGTGACTATACGTAGCATGATTATGTCCCTTGAGGATACAGTCTATTACTCTTACATCGTTGGCATCAGCTGTAAGACCATTAGGAATAGTAAAGCAGTGTCTACCAGTAGTCGAAGGACTAGTGACACCAATCTGAATTCCCTCTATCCGAACATAGTCTTCAGTGACAGTAAAGGCCAATGCGTCTGTAGTGTAGACACGATACTTTGAATTGCTCCAGACTCCGGCATGACGGTCCTCTGAGTCGCCATAGACTAATACATAGCTATCACTGTCGGTTGTCCAACCTAGGACATTGACAGCTTCATTGTCTGGATTCGTACTACCACGACACTGAAAACGAACTGCGTTTCCACCAGTGATATCTGCACCACGGGCATTCTCGGCGTCGTTTAGATGGGCATAGGCATTGGCCCAGGAACTACCGTCCCCTAGCCCACCTACGACATCTGCATCTACGTAATAAGTAGTCTCAGCCATCTATTCCACTGTTTTATCAGTTACTACAAACTGCCCACCGATGCTGGCCCTGATATAGTACCACTCTTCCACTGTGACTCCATTGATAGTCACCATGTTCTTAATCCAAGGAATTCTATCCCATACCTTGATACGATAGCGACGCTTGTAATACTTTGTGGGATTAGTCTCATTATCAGCATAACCATCTACCAAGTGCTTAATTGTGTCGCTTGGCACGTTGCTTAGACGTACTAAGCAGAAAGCATTCCGATCCCAGCCGTGTACACCACTTGCCTCGCCCAGTGCTTCAATGCGATAATGGTAAGAGGGTTGCACACTTACTATGTCACCTTGTCTTGGTCTAGCCATCCACTTCAGATCAGACCACTGAGTAGGCTTAACATCTTCAGCAAAGTGCTTCCGTTTCAACAGGAGTATATCAGCCATACTAGACCTTCTGAATTAAGAGATCTAACTTTTCATCCATTTTATCAAGTTTCTTTTCAATCAGTTGTAGTTTAGTCTCATGAACAGGACAAGCCACATGAGGATTGGTAGAGTCTCTATGCTTCTCGAACTCCTTCATAGATACCTTGTTTTTATTACTTATAACCAAGGTGAGTAGGCTAGAGAAGATAGACAAGATAACACCCCCTATTATAGTTTCCAAAACGGTCAAGCATACCTCCAGTCGGTTATTGGCTTATCGTAGTCCAGTTCTTTGTATTCAGCTTCAACATCATTAGGATCTTCTTTAGGAGAAAAGTACCTCTCACCAAGTTCCAACATTTCGACTACATAAGCAGCACAGTCCATGAGGTCCCAGAGGGCTGAGCGAGGAAACATGAGGAGCTGCTGTTCGAGCTTTCTTATAGCCACACAAGAAGCATTATGGTAAATGTAGCCACCGCGGTAGTATGGAACTAACTCACGGATACGGAAGGGTTTACCTTTCTCACCAGTAGTTCCACCACGGGCCTTTAGCCAGACAAGTTCGAAGAACTGTCCTCGGCGAAACATCTCGTTTTTAATAGGTTGTTTTATAAACTCGGCCAGGCCAGTCTCCTCGATTCCCATTACCTTAGCACCTAACCTCTGTCCCATGCCAAACATAGCATCGTAGAGTTCGTCTGGGTATAACTTCTCCGATATAGCGTCTCTAAAGAATAGCTTGGCACTGGTCAGATCTATACCTACACCAAGAATGGCTGACTCGGCTGAGTTCAGTTTTACAGTTTTTGCAGGATCAACTATTATAACAGTCTCGATGTTTCTATCCTGTTGGACTTCCACATCGAGTTTCTGAATGTCCATCTCAGAACCCTGACGATCAGGAGGCAGGTTGTAATAGTGGAAATACTCTCTGCGGAATGAGGAGTCTTTTGTAGAAATAGGTAGATTTCTAAGCTCTCGGAAGAATACGTCAGTTTGACCAGCATCTACGTGCTGCTGCCATTCGATCGCTATATCCTCATCAGACATGAACTGTGGTGCAGTGGACTTGAAGTTGTCGTCACAGGCCTCGAGGCGGACAGACTTCCATTCAGGTGAATCAAGCAACTTTTGAAGAACTGAGTCTTCATGCTTGAGGGTGTCTATGTAAACAATCTTCCAGTTCCTATGAGTGCGAGGAACAGCTTTGATTACGTCTGCATATAGCCATTCATACCATCCTCGCCTTATCT